ATCGGGCTTAGACCCATAATGTCGTTGTATTCCTTGTTGTTCTTTGACTTCTTAATAGCTACGTTAATCATGCCTTCACAACCAAGTAACGAAACCAAAGAGAATTTTTCCGCTTGCTCGTCTGTCATTTTAATAGCAAACCATGCGTTAAGCATTTTTCTAAGGTTAGCGTTTGAATGCATTGAGAACAAGAATTCACGAGACACAATAAAAGGCTTATCATTGTCTTTTTCGTTTTTAGTTTTTGATAATTCCCAATAGATTTTTACCTGTCTTTTACGGCTTACATGGCCTTCAAAATCGTGGTCTATTGTACCTAGTTCTACAACTCCGATACATACACCTAAGTGGTTACCAGCAGGGGCAAGGACGAACGTACCTCCGATGTCTCCTGTCATTTCTTCATTAGCGTATTTGCTCATGGTCTTTTGTTTTTTAAGTTGAAAATTGTTTTTTTTATTTTTTGGGAATTGTGAAATACTTACGGCAAATATCTGCGCATTGCTTTAGTACTTTTGACCTAGCAGCAGCAGCAGCATAAGCAGCAGCATAAGCAGCAGCAGCAGCATTAGCAGCAGCAGCAGCATTAGCAGCAGCATAAGCATTAGCAGCAGCATAAGCAGCATTAGCAGCATAAGCAGCAGCATAAGCAGCAGCATAAGCAGCAGCATAAGCAGCATTAGCAGCATTAGCAGCAGCATTAGCAGCATTAGCAGCAGCATAAGCAGCAGCAGAAGCATTAGCAGCAGCATAAGCAGCAGCAGCAGCATTAGCAGCAGCAGCAGCATTAGCAGCAGCATAAGCAGCATTAGCAGCATTTTGAAGTTCTTCATCTGTGGCTTCGTTATTAGCCCAAGCCCAAGCAACTTTCAATGCTATTTTACTACGCTCGTCTGTCATTAAATGCACAACCAAGTTAGCACACTCAACTTTCACCTTAGTGATAGTTTTAATGTCAGGGTATCCAGAATGACCACGCTTATGTTCTCTAAAAAACCACCAAAGCAACCAATCTCCACGGTCACATTCTGCCAAGCATTGTTCTTCTGTTCGATCTTCAAGCCAGTGCAAAGCTTCTTCGCAAGCACCGTAACTTTTTAATTTTTCTTTAAAAGTAGGCATATAATTTAATTGGGTTAATGTTTAAGCAAACTTATATCAAAAAATATTGCTATCAAAATATTTTGATATTTTATTTTGACATTATTTTTCCGTCTGCTAAGTCTTGCAAAAATTTATTGCCTGTAGCAATCATGCTTTTATTAAGGTAAGCGTGATTCTTAGGGTTTTTGTAGTTCATGAACCTACTCAATGAGCTACTAGACACATCCATTTTAGCAGCGATAAAATCCTGCTTTAACTTTGTGTCTTTCAACTTTTTAACAAGTTCTTTTGCTTCTTTCAAAAGCTGTTTATTAACAGAAGCAGGCTTCGATGTATCGTTTGTGTTTGGCATAATAGTTTAAATTTTAAACAAACATATATCAAAAAATATTGATATCAAAATATTTTGATAAAAAAAATAACCCCGTGGCGCAGGAGGTCGCACACGGGGAACAATCAACCAGAAAAAAGATTTATTTCTTGGATTTCTTATTAAAAGGTAGTATAGCAACAACAATAGACAAGCCTGTGGTAATTATGGCCGTCGGTGGGCTTGCAATACTGGCTATGTTTAAAATAACAATAATGCCTGCTTTTAATGTGTTATTAGCTTTTACTCTAGTAATGTCTTTTTTAGACTCAATCAGTTTTTTATCTTTAAATTCGATTAAGCTATCTTTTAGATCGTTTACGTTTTCGCTTTCAGTCAATGCATGCGTAAGGTCTTCTATTTTTTCGTTCCTGTTCACCAGAGCCGTATCACTGTACTTCTTCACACTATCGCATTTATAAAGCTCTACAAGAACAGTATCAATAGTGGCAAGCGTATCAAATGTAGTGCGGTAAATAATTCGATCACGTTTTTGTAAAATGGTTTTGTAAACAGTGTCTTTTGATAAAGCTTGTTTCTTCCAGTACTCTTTTGAAGCATTGGCATTATTTATAACCGTATACAACTCCGCTTCTTTTTGGCTGTCCGTAACTTCAACAACTTGCGGAGTATCGCTACAACGCTGTAGAATGAAGCCTAACGCTATGCCTGTAAACAGCAACAGCATGTATATTAAAAACCTATTGTCTTTTTTTTCAGTTTCCATAATTATGAATTCGAGTCTTCGTTAATTGGCTTATCTTTTGAAAGTCTATGTATACCAAGCATTGAGCCTCCAAGGCCAAACAATGCTATCATTTGCATAAGTAAATTTTGAAGGAATCCAATCGTTTGTGGGTCACGTTCAATCTTAAACAATACCATTATTAAAACAATATTTCCGCTTGTCATAATGCCTCCAAGCGACACCATACACGCAATAAAACCAGCGGTAAGGGTAGGGCTTGTTTTCCCGTTGCTATCGTTAAAAAGCTCTGGAAGCTTGAATTTTTGAATGTCTAGTTTCATGCACGTACAACTAAAAGTTTTGTCTGGTTTGGAATGTATCTGAAGTCTGTATGTAACCAGCCTGTAGCGTCTCGCACGTCTTCTATACATGTAATGCCTTTTGAAAGGAACAACGCTTCATTTTGCATAATGACACGGTGAACTTCTACGTAGTCTACTTCTTGACGCTTGCCATCGGTGAACACTACCCATATTTCACAATCGAAAGCGTTAAAGGCTCTATGCTGTGATTCTTTCGCACCTTCTGTGTAGCTTGGTGGCCTGTATCCAGAGAATTGTTTACCGCCTCCAAAATGCCAATTGTTTACAACGATTGAAACTGAAGCAACTTTGTTTGCTCCCAATTTCTTTTTATAATAATCGGTAAAGAATGATTTGTAAAACTCTGCGGTATCAATAGTTTGTTTACGTACAAACCATGTAGCATTTACTCCGTAACGATCGAATGTTTCTTTAGAAACAAATTCTCTTATGTCAAAATTGTCGCTTACCTTTGTCATGTTATTTTTCTCCCGGTGCTGGTAAATACTTTTTTAATTTTGGAAACCAAACGCAAACATATTCGGTAAAAAACCATTTGCATAAGATTCTAAACATATACAACGTAAGCCACACAAGGCAAGGAACAATGAAGACTACCAGTATATAATGCCACCATGATTCTTCATTCTCGTGTACGTTTGGTGTGCTTATGTATAAGAACACTGACAACGCCTCTATACCACCAAACCAACTTAAATTGTAAAAGAATTTTTGAGGATCAATTTTGTCTAATGAGTCCCACAAGTCTATTAAATTTCTGAAGTGCATGCTTAAACTTTTTTGTAATCCCAACCTTTACTATTGAAAACTATCAAGTCTTCTCCATTGTCTTTCAAAGGCTCTACATCTGTAGTGTTTGCAGGCATGTTGAATACTCCACGTTCGATAGGGCATTCAAAAGCAATGGTAGTTCCGTTATATTCTTTTGTAACAGGATCGTAAGAATATACTTTTTTCTGACCGGGGTCATGTGCAATTACTTCCGGGTTAGGGGTCAATGCCTCTACTTTTGTTTCAAACTTATCCACACTGTTATTAAGTAGTGGAGAAGCATTATTTTTCTGGTTCTTGCTGCTTGTTTTTGCCATGGTATTAATATTTAATGCATGCTAATAACGCAATGTTTTTAGGTCTTGTTTCCGTACCTCCTGTTGCTGACACCTGATTACCTGTATCACTACTATTGTCTCCTCTGTCTGCCCAGTTCCACCTACCCAGTACAGATCCTAAGTTATTTGTATTTATCGCATCGTGTGTATGACTCTTAAAGTCGTCTGCTTGATACTGTGCAAATACACGTGATGGATCTTGACCACGGCCATTGTCCCAGCCTCTTATAAACACACCTCTACCGTCTGGAACGTTAAAAGTTGTGGTTCCATTACCTACACCGTTTTGAACGCCTATAACAGAGAATAAGCGAGCGTATGTAGTTCTGCTTATCGCTGCTCCGTCTGCTGCAATATACCCAGCAGGAGGCGTTGACGTTGCAAAGTATTCAACTTTACCAATAGCACTTGCATTCTTTTTATGGAATACGATAAGTTGCCATTGTGTACTGTTTTTACGAACTATTCTAAGCATGTCACCTTCTGTAAAATCGTTAGTGTCGCCTATAATACTTCCGTCAAAAGATGTGAATAAAACTTTACAGTTGAAGTAAGTTGAAGAAGAAGCAGCTATAACAAAATCAAAAATCGCTCCGTCTAAAATACCAGTAAGCGTAGGCATACGAACCGTAAGCGTATTAATGTTCGGGTCAATAGTGATAAGCTTTCCGTAATCAGTTGCGCCTACAGCAAATGGAGAACCACTGTTTATTGTTACAAAACCTCGTGAATAGTTTGTGCCTAGTGTGTGAACTCTCGAAGCTTCTAATGCACCTATACGGCTTTCATGATCTGTTAATGCTGTGCCGTAAGTAAGTATAGTAGCTTCCGCAGCGTCCAAGTGCTGTTTAAGGTAAGCCGTTCTATTAGCAAGACCTTTAGCACTTTTATTTGCTATTCCAGTTTCGCCGCCTACAACAGCGTCCGTAGTTTCAATTCTGTATATGCCAGCATCAAATGCTGCTGACTCTGATAAGTTTGCCATAATATTAGAATAAGATTTTCCAAGTACCGTTTATTGTGAAGTCATTTTCTTTATTGATCGGGTTTCTAACTTTTCTTGCGAACAAGTCACCGTTATTTGAGATTAACCCAAATTCAGTGATAGCAACACCGTTCATGTCACTAAGACCCAAAGACCAATGGAAGGCTACAGAGTTGTTGTCAGGATAAGTAACGCTATCCATTTCAAATTCAGTAGAACCAGTAAGCACAAGATCTGCAACGTCTGCAACACCTGTACCGATACCAAAGCCTATTTTATCAATGAAGACAGAGTTTCCAGAAGCACTGATTAAACGTGCCATGTTAAAACGTGCTTTGTCAACAATTAAATTTTTGTCAACATACGTTTCAATAATTTTACCGTTTTTGTCACGGATTACTAATGAGAATTCGCCTCGCATTTCTTTGTTGGCTCTCATTTTTTCTATGCTTTCTTTATTCGCCTTCATAGTAGTTTACACTGGTTTCTAAAATTATGCTGTTACCGTCTTCAGTAATGAATTCGTATTCATCTTCGGTAGCTATAGAGATACCCAAAGGTGCAATAATTATTTTAAAATCGCTATCATTAGCACTATTTAATACGTCTTCAAACTCAAAATTTTCAGCAAATTCAAATTCGCTTGAATCCGCACTGTAAAGCCATGACCCGTCGAAAATATTGGTATCGTTGTAGTAATGGGTTACGTTGAATTCGTCCTGTAAATTAGATTCTGCGTTTATAGAAAATTCAGAATCTTGTATTTCGTCAAAATAATCTATTGTAGTGGCAGAAAGTATAATGTCAAGCAGCTTACACCTTGCAGGTTTATACTTGTTGACAACTTCAATAATCGTTGCTAGGTCTTCTGTACTGAATCCTTTTGACTCTCCAAGGTCTAAAAGCGATAATCTGAAGTTAGCCCAATTACCACCACCGTATGTAATCGTTGCATCATGTACATACGTAGCATCGTACAACGCTCCGCTAACACCCTCTTGTATGCTTACATCATTATACCCTACAGACTTCAAAGCCTCTTTTACAGACCATGGAGTGCCTCTGAAACGCTTTAATTCAATAGCTCTTTTTATAAGCGTTCTTCGTTGTTCTTCAGTATCGCACAAAGCCCAGCCATTGAAGCCTAATACATCAAATTGCTCTGCAAGCGCAGGAAGCGCAGCCACAGGTACAACGTCAATCAAATACATAAGCATAGGCACTAGGTCTATAGACTCTAAGCGTGCTTGTACCATTCGATCAAATACCGTAATGTGATCTATGGAGTTTACCGAACTTGCTAATATGTTTTCATTATCCGGCATTGCTTCCAACGATTAAAATGTCTAATGTGTCACAGAATGCGTATTGAGTTTCACTCACAACAATATCTGTAAAAGGTGTCGTACCGTCTGATAAAAACAAAGCACAGTCATATACAAACGCTTCGTCGTAACAAACTTTTTTCTTTATGTTCGTAATAAGAACATCACGGCCTAGTTTAACTCCTATGTCTTTTAAATACTGAGTTAATGAAGGTGTAACAATATCCAATATGTCTTGGTTTACCGCACCTGTTTTTTTAGTGATTTTTACAGTAAGTCCATAGCTTGTTTTCGTAGGCGTTTGAACTACTACGGTATCGCACATTGTTCTTGTTTTTTCTGGATCTAATCGAGCTTGTACAGCGTCTAGTAATTCGGTTGGTGTATCTATACCACCTGCTACAAGTGGATACACTACAACTGTACCAGCAACCGCAGGAGGGTTAGGAACTGCTACGTCAATAATAAGTGGTGAAGTAGCGTAAGTAAAATACTTGTATGCATCTACTGGACCAGCTACAGAAAAAGAATTGGGAGCTAAAATAATCCTTTCTCTCAATTGTTCGTCTGTTTCTTGATCGCTACCGCTGTTACTTATATCTGTGTTTGCAGCAGAAAGTAAAAAAGGTTGTGGATCTAAAATTATTGATATGTCACCTATTGCGTAATCGTTTCCGATTATACCCGGTGTATCTGCAATACATAGTGCTGAAATCGTTTCAACATCTTCAGCTACAAATAAATCTTCAGCAAGCGCAAACACTACTTTTCCGTCAGTAGTTTGAATTCTCATATCTGCTGGAAGAAGTATATTACCGTGAGTTGGTGGAAATGTAAATTCTATTGTAGCATTAGCGTTCTGAGCCACTAAGCGTATAACTCCTACAAGGTATCCGAGTTCATCAAGCACAGGAGCTTTAGAATACCTTACAAGCATGTTTGTTCCTGCGCTTTGTAACGCTGATCTATGGTCAGTCATGCGAGAAGCAATCATGTTTATGATTTTCATTTCAGGCGATCCCGGTTGTGGTTCAACACCTGTATCTGCTTTATAGAAATCTATACATGCTTGTATCTCTGCGTATGGATCGTTCTCAACTAATATTGGTGCTGCCATATTATTGTAATGTTACTGGTAAAACTAATGAACTGTCTCCGAACGAAGAAGTCCAGTATATTGTAAATGTTAAATGAGACTGATCCAATTCAAAAGTGATTTTTTGAATTGTTGCTCTTTTTTCCCAAGTCTGTATTGCGTTTCCTATTTCACGAATCATATTAGGAACAGCAATGTTTGCAGGCTTATCTATATACTTAAACAACCCACAACCAAACGTATAATTGTAGGGGTCTGTGCCTTGTTCAGTAGTTAGAATAATATACATGCATTGGCTTATATCTTCTATGTCGGTCACAATCTTTCCTTGCTCTTTTGCAGAGATAGACCAAGATTTTGTTTTTATATTAGATACAAGTGTCATGGTTTAAAGAAAGTATTCATTCGTGAAATAATCGCTACAATATTTGCTGCGTTTGTTGGAGGTCCAGCAGTTGCACCCGATACTGGCATAGTCATAGTTGCGCATTCCTGTGCAAGATCTTTATTTAATTTTCCTAAGTCTTCACTGCCTTTATAAATATTAAATCCACCAGATCTATTTATAACAAAACTTATTGTTCCGTTTGTAACAGAGTATTCATGCGCTTGTTTGTCGTACTTGAATATTGTTCCGTCTGCGAATTTTTTAACCCATTTGTTCGCACCAGATTCAGCAGGCGGTACGTCTGCTTCAGAATAAATACAACCTAGTATAACTCCGTTTTCTAAATTACAATCCATTAAGCACGCTACGTGATCGTCTTTTTCTAACGGGTCATTTTCAGTGTCACCTGAAGTGCGATTACTAAGGTATGGAAGAAAATCACTTTCAATGTCTATATCGTCAAAGTGAACTTTTGCAAGACCTTTTCCGGGCTGTACATTGGTGACTATTCCATACTTTAATTCGCATCCTAATTTCATAACACAATATAATATTATTCAACTACACTAACGGTATATTTAGGTGGTTTTCTTTCCTTGGTAGTCTTTTGTTTTTCCTTCACTACAAATCCAACTTTTTTAATTTCTACGCCTGTTGTCCATGCCCCTGAACGGTCAACATTGTGACTGCTGCTCATGATGTGGTATTTTCCAGAGAATAGACCCAACCCGATTAAATCAAAGTTATTGCCTGCACAAAGATATGGGTTTCCTTTCGTGCTTATAGATCCTTCCTGTTGTAAACTATTTGCACGGTAAATTGCTGCCTGTGCTTTTGCTTTTGCTTGTTGTTCGTTTTCAGCTTTGGTATGTATTGTCAATACGTCTTTAGTGCGTATGTAAGTGAATGGAACTCCGTCTTTGTTTTTAACAGTCTCAACGTATGTAGAAACTGTTTTTGTTTTCGGGTTGTGGTATTTTACCTCAACTTTAGAATATGTTTTTAGCGTCTTATCTAAAAGATCGTATGAAGTGCAATCCGTTTTGTCAATTTCTAATTTGCTAGGTAAATCTTCAATGTCGTAAATAGACATGAACGTAAGTTTTTTACCACGTACAGAAAATATGAAACCATACTCTTTTGAAATTCTATTTAAAAAAGCTAAATCAGTTTCATTGTTTTGTGTCACACGTTCAATAACTATTGGAAGTAAAGTTCCTTCTAATGTTAATCCATTTTTTTTCGCAATTGTACTCGCTATTTGAGGTAAAGTTTTATTCGCATGCGCAGTACTTACTTTTGTTCTTATGTCTCCACTTATACCCGTTCCAAGCCCTTGAAGCGTAACTGTGTCAGGTGGTCCAGACGCTTGTATCTGATCTATTTCAAAAACACCACAATCTAAAAACACTCCGTTTTCTCCAATAGCAACAGTGAGTACCGCTCCCTTCTCTGGATACCAACCATTTTTCCAATACTGGTCTACGTCTTCTAACCTAAGTTCAATAGTGTCACTCATGCCTTCTGTATTGTCCTTGTACGTCACACCAATACAGTATTTAGATATGTCTTCCGAAATATCCTTTCCATTATAAGCAACCTTTAATTGTACTTTGTCTGCTACCATAATTTATGAACGCTTCCAAGGAGGCAATAATTCTTGATTAGTATCTACAACTTCTTTGATCGGTATACGCAAAATTATACCAGCTTGCAACGGTTGGTCTAATACAACTTCTGGATTCGCTGCTTGGATTTCAGGTGTGTATTTTGCGTCTCCATATTCTTCGTAAGAAATAGAGTCCCAACGTTCACCCGGCTTTACTGTATGTGGTTTATAGTCTGCCATTATACTGATCTTCTAAGTGAGTAGCTTTTTGTAAATGGAGACGTAGCACCACTTACATTTCCTAAATTAGTTTGAAAATCCCTATTGGCCTGCATAGCAGATTCCATGTCACGAATTTCTAATGCTGATTTTAATTTTGCTAAATCCTTCTGAGATCTTTCAGCTTTTTTTTCTAGGTTCTTTGCTTCGTTTACTAAACGAAAAGAATTAGCAACAATATTTTTTACATTTTTTAAATTTTGATCTAATTGCTGTGTTTTTAATAATGCTGCCTTCATTTTTTGACCACGTTTTGCAGGATTATTATTAGCATCTTGAATGTCTTTGTCCATTGCGTTTGCCATTGCTGTTGTGTCGTGAACATCTGTTACAACCTTACCAGCAGGAGACATTGGAACATCTATAGATTGAAAACGTGGAGGGTTGTTGCTAGATATTGCTTTGCCTTGTATAGTAGCGCTAATGTTTCCAACCCATTCTAAAATGCTTATATCTAAAGTACATTCAAATATTGTTCCGTCGTCAAGAGTCTGTACTACCTCTTTAGTAATATTTGTAATTACAAATTCTCCTAAATATTCTCCTGTACCTAAAGTAATTGGAACAATGGTTTTTTCATTTAGATACTGTGTGAATTTTTCTATTTCAGTTTCGGGTATTATGAACTGACGGTGAAGACGAATAGAAAACTTTAATGCTATAAGGTCGTCGCCTGTGCTTTGCAAACGAGGCTTTGAATCAATTAACGCATGTTGCGCATATTGAACACCTCGTGTGTCTGTAAATCCAGAAAAGCCGTATCTGTTAGATAATACAATGTCTCCTATTTGTGCGTACATAACTGCTATAAATTAATATTTAGCTCTGTTTTTATTTGCCATTACCCTTTCAATCAATGCTACAAGTTCGTCTCCACTTTCTCTAAGCGCAGACATTAAATCTGCTTTGCTTGAACCTGAACCCATGTGAATAGTAGGGTTGAAGTGTATTACAAATCCACCACCAAAAGAATTTGACTGTGGAGGTCTTGCCGTAATTGCACCTGCTTGTGAAACTACATTAGACAACGCACGAACCATTGGAGCGGCTTTTATAGTGCCTGCGATGGTCTCTACTATTTTAAGCTTGTGGAGGTCTTTAAACGGTCCAGTTTTAGCAGGTGAAAACGGGAGAAGATCCCTCATTCCTTTAACAATATTTTTCATAGCTTCTACTGGTTTTGAAGCCATTTGCTTTATTCCATCAAAAAGAGATTTTCCAATATTAATACCAGCATTTAACCAAGTTACCGGGCTTAATAATACTAATGCTTCTGCTACATATTTTTTTATCACTGAAAACGACTTACCAATGAAAGAAGTAATAGAAGGCCAATTTTTATAAACCCATTTTCCAAATAATATAAAAGGAAGAAGAACTAATGTAAATGGAAAAGCCATTACAATGAATGCCATTAGCCATTTCCATTTTGATTGTACAAATTTTACAATATTATCCCAGTACAAATATATTACTGCTGCTGCAATTACTATAGCCATTGCAATTGCTATAAATGGATTTATAGCTAAAGTAGCGTTAAGTATTGTAGTGACAGCTATAATACCTTTTATAATCATTATAACTCCTGCTAATGCCAACCCAGCACTAACAATGGCCGTTATAAGAACAGAAAGCTTTGCCAGTTTAGGATTTTCTTTTACGAAATTAGCAATTCCGCTGGCCATGGTATTCATTAATTTCGCTATATTCGTCAACATAGGCTCAAACTGAGATGCAAGACTAGCAGAAATATTTGTAATTGTTCCGTCAAAAGCTTCCATCTGAGAATTCAAACCAGACGTTTGCAAATTTACTTTCTGCGTCAATGTTGCTTGATCCGACATTGCTTTAGTCATTGCATTAAAGCCTGCGCTTCCTTTGTCTGCAAGTATGTTCATGAAATCTGAATCTTTACCATCACCTAAGAATGCAGAAGAAATAGAATTCTTTTGTGCAGCAGTAAGATTTTTCATTTTATCAAACTGAGCCATCATGTTTTCTATTCCTAAGAACTTGCCAGACTTCTTATCCATAAATTCCATAGTGATTCCAAACTGTCCTGCTACTGCATTTAAAGCAGACATGGATTTAGGATCCAACATGTTTTTAAAAATAGAAGTCATACCAGTACCTATGGTCTCACCAGACTGACCCGATTTGATTAGCATAGCATCTACAGCAGCCATAGACTTTGAAGCCTCTAAGCCTTGTATGCCCATTAGTTTTAACGCTCCTGTACTTTTTGCAAATGCGTATTGCATTTCAATAGCGTCTACACCTACTTGTTTTGTTCGTGCAATGGTGTCAAGAAAATCCATTAACTCAGAATCCGCAACGCCTGTGCTTTCTTTCATTTTAGCAGCGAATTTCCCTGCTTCGTCATAAGGCATTTTTAAAGCTACAGCAAGATATGCTGCACCTTTCCCTACCCCGTTCAAAATATTTTCAGCGTTAATTCCGCTGTTTATCATTGTTGTGAACATCTTATGGAAATCCGCAGTTGTACCCGGTAGACTATTTCCAAGATTTATTGCAATATCGTTTACAGCATTAAATTGTTTTTCATTAAGAATGCCTCCGTCCTTCATCATTGTAGACTTCAGGTCTAGCGCACCTTCTTGGAGGTCTGCAAAATCCTTTACGGTCTTGCCTATTAGAGCGAAACCAGCAACACTAGTTCCTAGCATCCCGGTTCCTTTTGCAAAAAGCATTTTTGAATGGTTCTGTAAATCGGTAAGCTCCTTTTTACTTTTACCAACAGCACTTTGAACCTCACGACTCATTGCGTCGTAGGCGGTCAACATTACTGCAACTTTTAATAAACTGTTCATTGGCTCCGATATAAAAACAGCCAGATTTATGAGTCTGGCTGTTTGTTTAGTCTGTTAAATTCCTTTACTGATTGATTGTACCAATAACAACATTCGTCAATTGTACATTCTAACCAATAAGGCAAAGGCGTGTTAGTGAAATGCGATAAGAACGTTAGTTGCTGATCGCTGATTAAAAATTTACACTAAACATGGCTTGCAGCTTCAACACATCACGCCCAGGCATTTCGTCAATGTCTTCGAGTACGATTTTTTTACCGTCAATGGTGGTGGTAATTGCAATTAGTGCAAAAATCATTTTGCCTGCATTACCGTCTGCCATTTCCGTTGCTTGTCTGATGTGCTTACCTTTGAAGTCAGAAACTACAGCAACTTTACCACTTGGTAAAACTGCTTCTTGTGAACCTTTAAAAGGCTCTTTAATTTCTTCCATCGGTGTTGCTTGTGATTCGTTTTGTTCTCCTGTTTTCATATAAATTATGGTTGATTAAATACCTAAGTTTGCTCTGTACTGCGCAAACTGATCTACTCCATTTACTTTGTAAATGTTTGACAAAACGTTTACTTCTATGATTTCTTCGCTGTCAATTTCCATTTTGAAGTAGTACACGTTGAACATGTTTTCAAGTTCAACATTGTCATGTTGCTTGAAGTTTCCAAGTGGAAAATCTTTAGACTGTACAGTTAAGAAAATCACCAACGGTAATTCTTCTATACGTCCTTCAGAGTTGTAACCCTCAATACTAGCACGAACTTGCATAGTTACTGACTTGAATGGGTTAGCAAGTATTTTCATTACTTCTGGATACAAGCTGTTCCACTTGATCTTGCATTCCATTTTGTCCATGCCAGAAGGGAACTCCATGCTTCCGAACAAGCCAATAGCTTTGTGTTCTGACATTTTGAACTTAACAGTAGGCAAGTTTATTTCTTCTGCACGACCTAGGAAAGACTGTCCTTCAAGGTATACGTTTGCATTTGTTACTCGACTGATTTGAATTTTTTCTGCCATGGTTTTATACAGCTAAAAGTTTAGATAATAATGTTATGTCGAGAGTAGAATTAAACGTAATTCTTTCCATCGGTGTAGGAGACATGAAGTTGAGAGAGTAAACAACTTGACCTAATGCAAGTTGTTCAACACTGTTAAGCGTAGGATCGAAAGTACAAGTACCGTCAATCAATGCGCCTTTTTGTATCAAGCCTTGCATAAAGTTGTTGACTGTTTGTCTTACACTGTCAATGCCTCCTTTGTTAATTGGTTGGTCAATGTAAGGAAGCATTGCAGCTTCTATTGAATCTTCCAAAATATCTTTTGTTCTTTGAACGCAAATAAAGTTCTCTGCACCAGTATCGGAAGGGAACTGAGCAGATCTGTTACCCCAAGTTTTCAAGCCTGTTCCAAAGCTATTGAAGTAAGTTACAATACCTGCTGCGTTCAACAATTGATTCTGCGCATTAGAATCTGTCATTGAACAAGTAATTGTAACTTCAGGAGCTACCACCCCTAAAATATCTTTGTTCGATGGAGAAACCCAATATCCGTTTGCTCTGTCATTGGCTGCAATTACGCCTGCCATTAAAGCACTATACCATTCAAGTACTGTTGAGTCACTTGCAGAACTTGGATCTGGATCACCTTTCTTCCAACGTGGATATAACAATACATTTCTTGAACTGTTTGTGTTCCATCCGAAAGTACCACTAATTCCACGGCCTGTAATAGCTTGTGCGTATGTAGTACCTGTTGGTGCATCTAACAAACAAATACCTCTGTACGTGTTTGCGTATCCAAGCATTGCAGCAGATACTGCAGGTATATGACTGTATCCCGGACAAATAATCAATTTAGGTTTGAAACCAAACAATGAAAAAATATTGTCTATTAATTTCATACCTGTACGAACTTGTGTTACTCCATCCACAGCACCATTAATTTGTGCAGCGTTAACCGTAGTAGCATCGAGTTTTTTGTAAGTCACTTTTATAGTGCTTGCGGAAATGTTTGTAGTGTCTAAAACAACACCGTTACCGAATTCATCAATAGTGTATTGAGTGCCTTCAGTATACGTGATTAAGCTTGTAGCTGCGTCTTTTACAACTGGACGTGTAGCACCAACAGGAGCAAATGCCAATTTGAATTTTGCATTTGTAATAGTAACAACTTCAGCTGTTACCGATGCGGTGTTTGCTGTTTCATCAAATGTATTGATTACAATAGCAATACCAGATCCTTGTGCAAAAATAGAATCTAATGCTTCTGGTATCGAGAATCCCGGAATACGACTTCCGAATTCTGCTGCGTCTGAAGTATTCGCAACAATAGTTGGAACGTTCTTCTCACCAGTAGGAGCAATGCCTGTAAGGATTATGATAGAACTAGGCACGGCCTGTATAGATCGTATGCCTTTTTTTAGTGTTATCGTTTCTACGCCGTGTAAGAATGCCATAGTATGTTGGGGTTTTAAATCGTCACAATATAAGAAATCCAGTATATTTTTTTAAGATATACTGGATTTACTCATTGATAGCAAAAAAAATTGATATTTTAAGTATAGTAACGTGCTAAGTTTGCGCAATCCAAACCTATTGAATTATAAGATGAAGAATTAGGATGAACAACCGTAGGTTCATAAGGATCTGTATCTATTAAATCAACATCGGAATCACCTGTTGCGATAGCATTCTGCGCAGCTCTTACTATTGAGCTATATGTGTAGATAGCTATATCATGAACTCTAATAATTACAAACTTACTTATACCAAAATCAATTTTAGATTGTGCAATAAATCCAGTTAAATTTGCATTGTATGCGTTTGCATAAGTCAAGTTCTGTGCATCTGCTTCGCCTTGGTACCATAACATGGCTACAAAATCAAGAGTAATATTTAAAGATAGAGCTTCGGCTATTGCATTTGTGACATATGTTTTTAATGTGTTGTAAAGACCTGTTGGCCTAGAAATAGCCCAGCAGTTATCCGTACCGTCGTTTGCTAAATATGTGCCTCCAACACCATATTTTATTAAACAAACCTCTTCGCCCATTAGGGTTGTCATTTGATAACAAAAATTAACTTCTATTCCATGATACAAAATAGACAATGCTTGATTGTTTGATCCAGCTAATAATGTTTCTATTTTTCCTGTAACAGGATTAAATATTGAAGCATGATTAACTGGTGATTTTAATATAGTAGATAAGCTACTGACCGCAGCAGTACTCCATCCTAAAGCATTAGATTGTCCAGCTAAAATATATGTTTTTATTATTTTAGAATCAGAATATCTCCTGCTGAAATTATGAACTTGTCCCATTATATTACACTTCCTCCTAAAGCAATCATGTAATTGTTAATGCTTGCCGATAATTCTGATTGATTAACAGATCCAGCACCCATGTAATAAAATGAAGTAACACGACCACTTGGAGACATAGTAGTGTTATCTTGAAACAATGCACATATACCAAAATTAAAATTTTGCAAACTAACAGATGCACTTGTTGAAACTCCAAGTGAAGAACCGTTTTTATAGAATCCAACTTGTGAAGAGTTTGTACGAACAATAGAATGTAATCCTAAACTATTCGTGTTTGATTTTCCAACTGATATATTATTAGAATCAAAAGTATTCAATAAATTACCAGTCCTTGATTGTAATAAGCATCTATTAACTGTTACTGAAGATTTATAATAACCCATATCGCACCTACCATTGTCGGAATCAGTCAAAGTGTAAGTGCCGTAAGAATGGTCGTTTAGTTGAAAATTAACGCCATGAATAGTTGGAGACCAATTACTATTTATTCCATCAGTTCCAGTAGTAGGACAAAAGAAACCTCTATCCATTACCCATTGCATGTTTGAAGCGTGTTCTGTCGGGTTTGTTACTGCTGGGTTTTTCCAATTGATCTTTGAGGCTTGGCGATCATGAGAAGCAAGAACCCCTAAGCAGTCAATTTTAGACCAGTTATTTGAACCTGATTTTAAAGAAGTAACTAAAGATTGTATGTGATAAGCACGCATCCTGTCAGGCTTAACCGTCATGGCTGCTATTATAGCCAGTACATCGCTATCAAGATTCAAACCTTGATATATATCAATCGCTCTAGTAGATATTACACGTGTATTGTAACTTCTCATGTTAATTATAATCTACTTCAATTATTGGAGCTGTACCCGGACTTGTAGCATCATTTTCAGCTACACCTGTTACACATCTTACCGACAAAGCAGTTCCGAAAGCTCTACCTATATGGTAATCTATTCCTATGAAAGAACCAATACCAGCAGGAACAGCTATTGTAAATATTGGTGTGTCTGAACTTAATCCACCAGTCTTGTTGTAAAATTTAACATAAATCAAGGAAGCATCTTTATTTATAATTCGTATTCCATAAATATTACCAGCAGATGATTTAATGTTTTGAAAAGAAGTATTAACTAGAAGACTCCTAAAGTAAGACAATCCTGTATATGATATATTAGATGTGCTTGAAGCTATTGCTCTAGATATATCTAAAGCTGGATCAAGGTTCCCTTGTGCTACTATCAATGCGCCTGTATTTTTATCAAACGCAGCAGAAACTGCATCTCCGGGTGAATAAGCAGGTGCGTAAGTTGTAACATCAACCGCTTTACCACCTAAAATAGCTGGGCGTATTAATTCTAATGGATCTCCATCAACTATATCACTATCATGATACAATATGTACAATTCATCATCATCATTCATGGTTGTTGTATCAAAAGTAAGTGTTAATACATTGGTTGATACAACACCTCCTTTTAAAACGTTAGCAGCTTCATAAATAGTTATACCAGCAGTTTGATTAATAACAGCAAGTACTGATTCTAACTTAATATTACTATAAGACGTAAATGTTATAGTTTTTGCATCTTTGTCAAAAACGTAATTTTCTATTTTATTTTTCATTTTAACCAAAAATTATAGCGTTTATAAATGATTTATCTCTTGATGTTATTCTATTTTCCACTGCTTCTACCGATGGATAAAGTGAATTATTTATTGTTGAAAAATTATTCACTTTGTTTGAAGAGTCTTCTTTGCTTTCTAAGGCGGTTAGTATTTCTTGATTAATCAAAAAAACTGGTATTTTTTTTGATATGCCACCTTGAACAATAACTAATAAATCTTCATTACTAGCCATTGTTGCAGATTCCAATTCGCTTATTTTTTTTTGACCCGGCATAATTAATAATCTTCTGGTAAATCTATGCCTACACTAGCTGTGACAGGCGTATTTATTTCTCTTAAAATAACGTCTAACGCTGTGCCAGACGCTTGAACTTGCAATGCTTGACAACTGTATAGCTGTCTAAAATTCCATGTTCCTTTGTCGTCTAGTTTTAATAATTCTTCATCGGTAAGATACAACATTTGTAAACCATTTGGAATAAAACCAACCAATAAAAGTTTTATAGCTTCCATCAAAGTATAACAGCCTTGCGCACCTCGTAATAGTCTCGACTGTACAATGATTTCAAAACTTAATGTTGCATTTGAAGAAGCTGAAGAAGTTGAATTCGGAAATTTATAAGTTGTTCCGTTATAAGAAACCCATATAAGTGGTTTTTTTATAACGGGCTTTAAGTCTTCTAGTATTTCTGGTATTGGAGACACAATGACATTTCCTCCTGTTGTCATTGGAGCCAATCTACCTACAATTTCTAATTCTGATTGTTCGTAATTCATTACAGTTCGTACGCTTGGTCGCTGTCAATGTTTATTCTGTAAATTTTTCCATCCCACATTCTACCACGCTCCATTGTAAAATACTCTACTGCTGTAGAAGGGTCTGCGCCTATCTCGTAGATCATTAAAGACTCACGCTGATTACGTGCAACGAATTCATACAGTCCCGGCATATCGCCTTCTATGTACTCAATAAAAGCAGAGGTCGGAGTGAAATCCACTGAACCGACCTCGTACTTTTTAGTAGGAGCTTGGAACAAACATTTTGCCGTGCGCTTTTCGCCACCACCTATAGAAGGTGTCCACTCAACCATATACCCAAATGTAGTATTGATTGTGCGTTGCAAATTAAGCTGCATCGAATCAAAAATATTTGCCATTGCGCTTACTCAATCAATCTTGCTTGACCTGTTGTTGCTGCTGCAATCGCAGGTTGTGCAGCCCATGCTACAAGCGTATTGCCTGAAGCGGTTGTAGTTAATTTCTTTGTAGTGTCATTCCAATACAAAGCTGCACCTACTGCCCATGCTTCTGAAGTTGTTTTAGCAAATTCAAAAACACCAGCAAATCTGTGTGATACTGGTTCTCCAACAACTGTTGAACTTCTAAGTGGAATACCTAGTTTCGTTCCGTACAATACGGGTGCGCCTGTTACTACGGCTGCTAAAATTGGGATCTCGATTTGATCGCCTTCTTGAATGAAGTTTTGTGCCATGATATTTATGAAATTTAATTGTGAAAATTGTTTTTAAAAGAACGGGGGCTTTATAGTCCCCCGTTCTTTATTTCTTATGTTGTTGAATTAATTACGCACCAGCGTTTTTAACAACACCACGGAACCCAATAGGAGCAACACCCCAATCGTGTCTGATTTTCCAAGACATACCGTCAACCTCATAACCCATTTGAGATTCTAAGCTTGGGGTTTCTTGACCATTCAAGAACACAACTTCAAATACTGGCTCCATGTTAGGATCTGCAAATGCATACCACGCAGTACCAGACAAACGTGGAGTGTCAATGATTTGATCGAACAAACCAGCAGAAATGTTTGGAGTCGTATTGTTACGAGCTGTTGCAACTTCGTATTGTGATTTATTCACAAGATCCGCAGCACCTTTCAATGAACTTGGCCCAAGCCAGATTGAAGGTTGAATATCTAAGAAGTCGTTTCCGTCTTGATCTTTGATACCTTTCATTTGCACTCTAATTGCATCGAATGATGCTGTTGTAGGTGCTGCTGCTGTTCCTGCAATGTTACCATGCGAAGCGTGGAACAATGGGTTACCGTCAACCATTGTCGGTCCGTTTCCAGAGTTCAATGAGAATTGACCGTACACATCACTTTCAATAGAACGAGCTGCTGCACGTCCTAATTGGCTTGCGTATTCAGCGATTCCACCTAAGTCATCATTGATAATCATTTGACGAGAAATGTTAATCAAATTTCCTTTTGTGGAAAGTGACACTTTCTCGTATTGAGCATCATTGATTTTCTTAGTCTTGAATTCTCCGTTTTCTCCAACGGTATCAAGGTTTCCAATACTACCCATTCTCAAACGTCTCCAATCTCTGAAATCTGAAACAGATCCAACTTTTGAAAACCTTCTCCAAGTGTCAGGAATTGCACTGTAAGAACGCAACAAAATTTGTCTGTTCAATCCAGACAATAAGATCGGAAGATCTGAGCCTGAAGACGTGATAGCAACACGTACCATGTCCATAGGATCCATGCCACGGTGTTTGATACCTAAGTGATCTAAAGACGCACGTACCATGTCAAACAATTTGTCTGAGCGATACTCACGTGCAGCAGATACTTGGTCAGGTGTAAGCAATTTGCTACGTTCTGCATCCGGGAATACACGGAGCAACTGAGCGTTGGTCATTGCTTCTCTACGTTTGTCTACTTCGTCTGCACCTGTAACGCTTACGTTAGACGATCCTTTGTTAGGATCTGCTTTTTCAAATTCGTCGAAAATCATTTTGCGTGCTTTTTCAATTGAGACATTGTCGTCAATCATTTTTTGCGCAAAGTCAGCAGGCAATTTTGCCATACGTGTCATTTGCGTAATTTCTGATACTCTCGACTTCTCGCCTGCAATAGCTTGTTGGCGGATTTTTTCAACGTCAGATTCAGAAGTACCTGCTCCACGTGTACGTGCTTCGGCTGCTTCATCTTCTGCTTTTCTTTTTGCTTCAGCATCGGACTTCTTTTTCGCTTCTGCGTCTAGTCGTGCCTGTTTTGCTTCGGGTGTTTCTTCGTCTTCCATTTTACGAGATTTATTTAGTTGTGAAATTTTTACTTCGTGATCGTTTTCTGATTTCTCAGAACGTACACCAGCTTCAAAATCTGCTGGCACAGAAACTATGCTAATTTCTGAAGGCTCCCAGTCTATTGCTTTTAGAGTAGTAGTGTCGCTGTCAGTTGCACTCATATCTAAGTACTCATAAACATTGTAACCAACAGAAATATTTCGCACAATTCCGTCTACTACATCATTCCAAACTTCTTCAGCATCTTTGTTTTTGCTAAAACGAATTACTGCAACACCTTTTCCGTTTTCAACTCTGGCACTTTCAACGACTCCTATTTGTTCGTCTTTTCTGTGCATTTTTAAAAGCGGTGCGCCTGCATTAATTCTGTCCATTCTAACATGCGCAGGATCAAAAGAAAGTATTTCCATGTAACGGCCAATATCCCAATTGTACATACGTACAGGTACATCTGTTCCGAATACAACTTCCACTGTTCTATTTTCTTTGTCTATTGACGAAGACGTGACCGCTGCACGGGTCTGTAACATTGAAAGCTTCTTTGTTTTTGACATAGTAATGAAAAAGATTGTTCAATTATAAAATATAAATCACTAATAACCGAATTTTATCAATCGGTTTATTTTTTATTATCAATCGGTTTTCTCTAAACCTCTGGTGGCGTGACTTGCGCAGGGGCATGAGGTACAGCGTCACCTGTAAGGATTTTACTTGATAACGTAGCACCTGTCCTGTTAGCATCGAATCTTGGATCGCAAGCAAGCATTAACTTGAATTCTTCAAACATTGCTGCTTCTTTTACAAGCTCCTGTAATAACTCGTCTGCGTCCCATCCACGTGAGGCCACAGCTTCTTGCCATGATGTAAACCCATTACGAACCTCTGCACTCATACCTGCTATTTCTTTCACAGGATCTACCATTTCTCTACGTGGTGGAGTCCATGAAGCTGTAGCTTCTTCGTCACGGAATTTGCCTGCTAATACGCCTGCTTCAATAAACCATTTGAATATCTTATTAAGGGCTGGAATCATTACGTTGTACTGCATGTTCTCTGCCTGTAATTGCTGCGGTATCTGGCCTGCTTTGTAAGAAGTGAAATTTACATTAGACAAGTCACCTGTAACTGATTCGTAAGTGAGACCCATACTCGCAGCATATTTTCTCAATACGTTTTTTGCATATTCTCCATAGCCTTCTGTACCCGGTGGATTTGCAAAGCTTATAGTTTTGCCCGGTGTAAGATGTTCGATAAGACCGGGCTGCACTCGCTCGGAAATTGTTCCGTCGTCTTCTTCGTCGTCTCCACTTATACCGCTGGCTGGGTCTTCACCCGGTGCATTGTGAATAAACACCGCAAAACATGCTGCAATTTTTTGTCTCATTAACTGCGCATCTTCGTATTCGTCAAAATCACGCAAAGGAATCATTCCACTTACACCGTCTGGAACACCACGAACTTGACCCGGTCGCAAAACTTCATACACGTGTATAATGTCTTCTTTCGGAATTCTTCTCGACTGTGCGTAATTCAAAAAACCTAAATTATCATTTGGGTGTTGGTCGAACATCCAATACGCTACCTTCTTTCCGTTACTATCGTATTCTACACCTTGAACGATACGGCCTCCGTTCTGCGCTGGCTCTGTTCTGCTAGAGTCTAGCAAGTCCGCTTCAACAACTTGAAGTTGTATTGGTAAAACTCCGCTTTTCCCTACACGTCTTCTTCTTATCATTACTTCTCCACTCTCAGACTTTGCACGAATTAAAAGTAGTTCTAATCCGTAAAAATTTAACTGATCGTCAAAGTCGCATTCTGTAGTCTCTGCCCATGCTTTCCAAGCAGCTACAATTCTTTTTTTCTCAGTAGCACTTTTTGCACTAAACTTTGGCCTTATGCCTGTACCTACTACAATGTTTGCTAAAACTTGTGTGGCTTTTTTTGCATACGCATTATTGCGAACAAGATCACGTGAGCGATCACGAAGCCTTGGGAAAGCTTGTACGTTCTCAATATTAACAGACGTTGAATCCGCTTGCCAATTCTTTGTACGAGGGCTTTGACTTGCAGCATCATACTTACGAATCAAATCTAATTGGAAACGTTTTTGCGCTCTCTTTAATCCAGCACTAGGATTCAAAAAAGAAATTGCGTCTTCAAGAAAATTGCTTGTATATTTTATTTTCATAATCCTTTTGAAAAATTACCAACACGACGACTGCCATTAGCCACAGGCGTTACAAGTCCTAAATCTATTTCCATTTCAGACAAAAGCCTACGCATTTCTGCATCGGATTTGTACTCAATCCTTTTATCTGCGTACTCTACACGTAAAGCACCTTGTGCAATTGCAGCTTTTAAAGTCTCATATTGCTCAACTGTCCATCTTGCCATAGAAATTTTTTTTTGATTTATTTCAACAAATTAACAAATAAAACTTATAATTGTGTCTAAAATTTTAAATAAAACAACAAAAACATGAAAAAAAGCATAGGAATTATCTTTTCGGCTTTACTGAGCTTGGCTCTGTTACTGACCGCATGCAGTGAAAGTAAATTTCAAAGTGAAAAAGTAGACAAGCAGTCAGTCGACACCGTCGATTATAGCGACTCTATCAAAATTCAATTGAATGACACTTTGCAACACTCGTACCTTGAAATTGCACCGCAATACGCAATGTACGAAGAAAAAGAAAAACAAGTATTTGTGTTCCATCCTTACGTAATCAAGCGTAATGCGTTAAGAGAGCCAATACGTGTAAGGCAAAATTATATACGCAATAACTGTTGAGTTCATTAAAGACAAAAATAAAAAAGCCACTATTTTAGTGGCTTTTTTATTACCAAAAATCATTGCTTCGCTTCACCTTTTTTACTTTTTTCTTTGCTTGCTGAGATTCTGAAACCTGCGCAGGTTTTATATTTTTCTCCTTATTATTCACTTGCTTATCACGTAGTTTCTGCCAGCTGTCTTTTGATAAACGATCCATGCCTAATACTGCTGCTGCTGCACGAGCATATACCCGACAATCTAAAGGCTCGTTTCGATCATAATGTTTTTCCCAGACATACTGTTTGTAACCTCGAACTACTTTTAACGTCAAACGCTCTGCTGTCATACCTTTGAAGTACTCTGCATTGTACTCTGGAAAATGCATATACCCGTTAGGTATTTCTGTTTCTATTTTTTCTTGACGCATCCAACCGTATAACTCACTTTTTACAACCGATACACCAACATGCCAAAGCTTAATTGTTCCTACTTTCCTTCCGTCTTTTTGCTTTACGTCTACAGACGTAGGAGTACGTACAGTGGTTACTTGTTTGTCTTGACCCTTTACAGGTATTACACGACTTGGATCGAATCTACGACAGAATGTGTATACTTCCGTTGTGTTATACCCGGTGTCAATTGCAGTAAGACGTATAGGCAAAATTGTACCGTCTTCCTTTTCATAATGTTTATCAATATGCTGTGCGAATTCATCCCAAACCTTTTTGTTAGAAGTGTCACCATTAAAAACTAAATATTCAATACTGTATGATCGCTTGCCTTCACACCAGCCCACTACTTCAGCCTCTATACGGTCACGCTGAACGTCTGCACCCATCGTAATGAAAACAACATCTTCAGCAACGCTACCAACATCGTATTTTTCTCTACGATTGTATAAATTTTCCCACGGTGGTGTATCTGTTTTTTCTGCAAATGACAATCCAAGAACTGTATTTACAAACGTCCTTAATTTTACAGGGTCGTCTTTTACAATTTCATATTCTTCTACAATTTGTTTCCAAGACAACCAACCCAAAGGAGAGTAAAGACCGTTTATAATAAAACCGATTACATCTTTTCTGCTCAACTCTGGTTCCGTCGCTAACCATTCTGCTGTGCCTCCGAAACCTTTTTCAAGTAGAAATTTTGCTTTGTGTCTTTCGTCAATCAATGCACCACAGTGCGCACATTCATATTTTACTGTATGAGGTTTTCCAGCCTCCCACTTTAAACCCTCGAATTCTAAAGCTTGACCTCCACCCTCACAACATGGAAGATTAACAAAATATTTTTGCTTATCCGTTTTTTCTATTTCTGTTTCAATCGCAGATTGTCCAGTAATTGTAGGAGTAGAAAGAATGAATATTTTTTTATTGCTAAAAGTAATGGTACGCTTTTTAGCAAGCTCCATTGGTGAACCTTCATTGTCAACATTGATAGGATAGCGATCTACTTCGTCCATTATCAATACACGTATAGGACGTGACGACAATTCCGCAGCACTATTCGCACCTGTTAAAATTACAATACCACCTGCAAAACTTTTTTCAAGTACTGTGTTATTTGCGTCACGCTCCCTGCTTGGTTTTACCTTTGCATTAAGATTAGGACACATGTCAATCATTGGCTGTAACCTTGACTTACTAAAGCCTTTTGCCATGTTGACCGTAGGCATTATATACATTATTGGACATGGTGAAATATCCATATAAGTACCTAAGGCATTTAATCCAGCTTCACTGAAACCTTGTTGCGAAGCCTTCTGCGCAATGACTTCTTTATATGTAGAAGTAGGCGAAAGACAATCTAATATTTTACGCAAATACGGTGTACGCTCTGTTCTCCAACGCCCCGGACTACTACTGCTTTCTGAAGAAAGAAAACGGTTTGCGTCGCTCCACTCGCTACAAGTTAGTAAAGGCGTAGGTTTTAACCCATCTTTAAAAGCTTGTATGATTTGATCGCTATAATTATAACCTATCATTTACGCTTTTTCTTTTTTGGTGTGAAATTCTGTTTTTTGTTTCTCCACTTCTTTTGTCCTGGAACTCCTTTTGCTTCTTCAAAAGCTTTGCGCTTTTTCTCTTTCCATTCTTCAGAACAGAAATAATCTTCATCGGACATAAACATACTATTTTGAAGGTTTGGTTAATTGTCTTGGTTGTGAAAGTGCGTATAGTGCTTTGTTCAATTCGATGTTCAAAATGTTCAATGCTTCTTGCCTGTCGTCTGCTGCTCGAATCAAATCTATTACCCTGTCACCGATTGACATAATGTTATCCCGGATCTCAATACCAAAAGTGAAAAGGGATTTTTCAACCTCTGCTTTGTTGACCAACTTTCCTATTCGTTCTTCCAAGTTAATTTCGGCCAATTGAGCTTTTGCAGACTTTTCCCGTCTCTCAGCTTCCAAGACCTCCATTTTCTCCATGTCCATTTCGGTCTGTTCCGGGTGGCCTGCGTCTTTTAACTGTTGAGCTTTCCGTTCTTTTGCATGGACAATTCGCTCAGACAAACTAACAGCTGTACCAGCATGCTGTTTAGCTGCTTTTATGATTTTAGGCAAAGGTTTTTCTTCTTGCTCTACAAGTGGAGTATAAGAATTATACTTTTTCCAAGCTTCTAATGCTTCTTCAAAAAAAAGTCCAGAAGGTTTTTGATTCTCGTCCAGCACTATTGCTGATTCTGGTATTTTACCCTTCTTTAGATACTTTCTGATAGTCATATCAGAAGTTCCTACCCTTCGAGCGAATTCCCTAATGCTTATATTTTCCATGTTTTTAGCGGTTCGCATATTTTGCGATCCCCTAAGATAGGTAAAAAAAATTAAAACGCTAAAAACGCTAAAAATCATTCTAAAATGAGTTTTTAGAGGTAAAAATGGCTTTGCGACCCCTCAGCGAACCTCCCAAAATCGGTTTTTCGGGCTTGCCAGCAACAGATCGGAAGAGCACACGTCTGAACTCCAGTCACCATCAAGTATCTCG